CCGAAGCAGATTTTTGACACCCTTAATCGTTATCGTATTTGCCGGGTAGGTGGTAAGGTTTATGAGAATAAAAAGAAGTAGACTAAACACATTTTATCTGAAAAAGAGAATCCCAAAGAAAGATAAAGAGGGGTGTTCAACAGAAGAATGGGGAACAGGAGTCCCCTTTTTAGGGGAACAGTGGCCTGCATCTGGTAAAGTGCAGGTTCAGCAATATGGAGATAGACTGAACTATATACTGAACCTAAAACTTGATGGTGCATATCAGATTATAAGGGAAAAACAGGGTGCTTCTTTTGATTTCGGTAATGATTTGGTTTTCAGAGAACAGGATGGAATCTGTATTTTTGCTGATGAAGAATCTGATCCAGATTACCGAATCATTGCAATTAAACCTTACCGACAACTAAAGATGGAGTTGGAGAAGATATGAGTGATGATCTGATGCAGAAATTTTCAGGACTTGTTGATATGGCTGAAGGCGGTTTACAGTCAAAAGTACACGAACAGGCTTTACGCATTCAGGCACAAGCTAAAGAATTATGTCCTGTCAGAAGGTATGGCTCCGGGGGTGGATCATTAAGACAGTCAATCCATGTTAGTACAGAACGACAGGAAGACTTGATTCACAGTGAGATATACACCAATTCAGAGTATGCACCTTATGTTGAGTTTGGTACTGGCCCCACAGGACAAGCGCATCACAACGGTATATCCCCGGACGTTGACCCTGTATATTCCCAGTCGGGTTGGATGATACCAGCTGATGCAATGTCACCAGATGATGCCGAGCAGTATGGTTTTGGTATCGCAAAAGGGAAAGACGGAGAAGTCATTGGATATTATACAAAAGGTCAGGTTGCGCAGCCTTTCATGTACCCTGCTTTTGCAGAATTGAAGGATGATGTGACACAGGAAATTAAAGCGGCACTCGAAAAAGATTTGAAAAAGGTGACAAGATGAAAAATGTAAAAGATCAAGTATATTCAGCACTTCTCACTGTTACTGAGAATGTATCAGACACATATCCGAAAGACTGGGCGAACTTCCCAACAATTCAGTATGTAGAAGAAAATAACAGTGTGTGGGAACGTACTGACAACGCTGAACAGAAGGCTAAGGTGTCATATAAAATTGATATATGGCACAACCAGAGCACATCTGATACAGCCCTTGCAGTTGATGCTGCTGTTTCTGCTTTAGGTCTGGTGAGAACCTATTGCGGTGATGCACCAGATCCAAGCGGATTGAAACATAAAGTAATGCGCTATGAAGGAATCATTGATATGAGTTCCGACATAGTGTACTGGAATTAAGAAAGAGGTGAAGATAAATGTTAGCAAATGGTACAAAACTGGGTTACTCTAAGACCGCCCCTTCTGGCAGTTCTACATCCTATACTGACTTACCAGGACTGAAGGAAATCCCGGATGTTGGAACAGATCCTGAAAAAGTAGATAATACAGTTCTGACAGATAAGCATAAAGTGTATGAAAAAGGTATCGGTGATCTGCCTGAAATGACATATAAGTTTAAATACGACAACACGAAAGCAGACAGTCCTTATCGTACACTGAGAAAAGCAGATCAGGATGGAACAGTACTGTATTTCAGAGAAACTGATCCAGATAAAACAACTCTGGATTTTGGTGCTACAGTGTCCGTAAAACGTACAGGCGGCGGCGTCAATGGTGTAATTGAATTTGAGGTAACCATGACTGTACAGACAGATATTACTTACACAGACCCGGCATAATACCGGGTCTTTTATTGAGAAAATTCAGGAGGATATAACATGGGTGGTTTAGACGAAGAAGTAAAAGATCAGAAAGAGGAAACAAAAATTGTAGATTTGGATGAAGAAAAAAAGAAAAGAAAGCCTTTTCATTATTGGACAGTAGGTGGCAGAGATTACCGTCTGAAACTTAAAGCGTCTAATATTGAAAAGCTGGAAAATAAATATAAATGTAACGTCATGCATCTGGTGGATGATATGCCGGCATTATCTGTAATGCTTACTATCATTCAGGCTGCAATGCTTCCGTGGGAACATGGGGTTAAGTATGATGATATTCTGAACCTGTTTGACAAATATGTTGAAGAGGGTGGGAGTCAGATTGATCTGTACAAAAATGTTGTGATTCCGACTCTGGCGGTATCCGGTTTTTTTACGCCGAAGATGGCAGCGGAAATTCTGGAAGCAACAGACGAAGAACTGTAACAACTACAAGCGAATATTTGTGGGCGATTTACCCGGATGCATTAGATTGTGGAATACGGCCTGAATTATTTTGGGATTCCACTTTAAATGAGATCATGGATATGATGGAGAGTTATGTCAGATGCAGAGCAAGAGACAGGAAACAGCAGATCAGTGATAACTTTATTCTGTCAAAGGCTCTGACACTGAACCTTTCAACCTTGTTCAATGAAAAGGCTGAACTTTGTAATCCATGGGATTTTTACCCACAAACATTCAAAGAAGATAAAGAAAATTATGAACATCAGAAGCTGGAAGCAGAACTTGCCGATTATAGGGACAAGCGCAGACGGTGGGCTGATGAATTTAACAGACGAAGGCAGCAGGGAATGTAACCCTGCTTATTTTATTGTCAGGAAGGGGGTGAAAATGTATGGGTGATACACTTGCAAAACTGAAAGTCATTCTGGAAGCATCCACAGCTTCTTACAAGAAAGAAATGGAAAAAGCCCAGAAAGTGACCAAAAACGTCAGTGATTCTGTTAAGTCTGAAACATCAAAAGTCAAACAGGCTATGAAAATGAATGATGCGACAGAGTCAGTGAAAAAGCAGGTTTCTGTGTTCCAGAAAATGAAACAGGCGATTACTAAATATCAGGTGAAGGCCGGAATAAAAGTACCTACACAGGACTTTCAGGAATTGCAGTCCGGTATGAAAAAGGCAGAAGGTACGCTTAGTTCTTTGATTGCAAAACAGGAAAAGTATGAAGCAATTGGTGTGAAAAAGAACAGTTCAGCGTGGAAGTCATTACAGTATGACATTCAGGGAGCCAAAAATGAGATTGAAGGGTACAAAAATGAAATGGCTGAAATGCGGTCAAACGGTACTGCGTTTACAAGGGGCTATTCTATACCGAAAGAAATCTTTAAAGGAATTGGTAAAGGTGTGTTAGGTCTTGGAAATTTGGGACTGAATGCTGCTCAAAAGGGCTGGGGTGGTTTGAAAAAAATTATCAGTGGTATAGCGTCTGCATTGACGAAGGTAACCACAGTCATTAAAAGAACATCTGGTGCATTCGCTGCACTCATACAGAAGTTTACAAGCGGTATTCCTATTTTACGAAGGTTCACAGGTGCAACAAAATCAGCATCTGGTGGACTGGGCGGTGGATTAAAAAACATTCTCAAATATGCGTTCGGTATCAGGTCACTTTTTGCTTTGGTGAACAAGCTGAGAAGTGCGTTAGTAGATGGATTCAAAAACCTGGCACAGTACAGTGGTGAGACAAATAACAGTATTTCAATGCTGATGTCTTCCCTGACGCAGTTAAAGAATGCATTTGCGGCAGCATTTGCACCTATTTTGAATGTGATCGCACCTATTCTGAATACACTGATCCAGAAGATTATTTCTGTAGTTAATACATTTGGTCAGTTGACGAGTGCATTAACAGGTAAAACAACTTACATTAAAGCGAAAAAAGTTCAGCAGGATTACGCCAAGAGCCTGAACAGTAATGCCAATTCAGCTAAAAATGCCAAAAAAGCAAATGAGGAATTGAAACGTACCATTCTGAGTTTTGACCAGATCAATAAGATGGATGATAACAGCAGTTCTGACAGTAACAGTGGAATAGCTGATACAGGTGGTCTGTCACCTTCAGATATGTTTGAGACTGAAAGCATTCCTTCAAAGATTAAAGGGATTGCCGACATGATTAAACAGGCATGGAAGAATGCTGATTTTACAGAAATCGGTGCTATGGTCGGTAACAAACTGAATGCCGCACTGAACAGCATCCCATGGGATAAGATCAAGAACACCTGTAACAAGATTGCAAAGAGTGTTGCCACTTTTCTGAACGGTTTTCTTGAAACAGTTGACTGGAAACTGGTTGGTAATACCATTGCTCAAGGCATCAATACCGCCTTTGGTATGGCAAATACGTTTGCCGAAAATTTCCACTGGGATAGCCTTGGGAAAGCAATTGGTAACGGTATCAATGGTGCGCTGGGTGGTCTGGACTGGAACCTGATACAGGAAACTGTACGCAATATTGCAACAGGAATTACTGATACACTAAACAGCTTCATTCAAACAACTGACTGGGCGTTAGTTGGTCAGTCGTTCGGTAATGGCATCAATACCATTCTGGACTTCTTCCATACCGCTATCAATAACTTCGATTGGACAGGTGCTGGTACAGCACTTGCAGATTTTGTCAATAATGCAGTAAATACCATTGATTTTGTCAATTTAGGACAAACTATATCAGATGGAATCAAAGGTGTTTTTGATTTTGGCATAGCTGCGATTGAGGGCATTGATTGGTGGACAATTGGTGAAAAAGTTCGTGATGGTTTAGCTGCTATTGACTGGAACGGTATAGCTGACGGATTCTTTGAACTTATTGGTGCTGCATTTGGTGGTTTATCTGCATTTTTTGGTGGTCTTCTTTCTGATGCAGTTTCTGGTGCTCAGAAATACTTCCAAAAGAAGATTGAAGAATGCGGTGGAAATGTTGTCAAAGGAATCTTTAAAGGTATCAAGGATGCTGTTGTTGGCATTGCAGAGTGGATAAAAGATCACATTTTTACACCATTCATGAAAGGTTTTACAGCCGCATTTGGTATTCATTCACCGTCAACCGTCATGGCTGAACAGGGTAGATATATCATTGATGGTCTTCTAAAAGGTGTAAAAGATAATATCAGCAAGTTCCTGAACTATATTAAAGAGATTCCAGGTAAAGTACTGAAAGCAATTGGAAACATCAAGAACAAGGTCTTACAGAAAGGTTCTGACATTGTTTCAGGCCTGAAAGATGGATTTAATGAAAAAGTTTCTACATTCACCAGTGTTCTTGGTACACTTCCTGAGACAATCAGGAATGCTATTCCAAACCTGTTTGATGTAGGATCAAGTATCATTCAGAACTTTGCAAACGGATTTTCAAGTGTTCATATTCCTATGCCACACATTGGTTGGGACTGGACAGGTGGGAGCATCCGTATTGGTAATTTCTCATTTTCATTACCACGTTTTAATTTGCAATGGTACGCAAAGGGTGGTTTCCCGGAAATGGGACAGTTATTCATTGCAAACGAAGCAGGACCTGAGATGGTCGGTAAGATGGGAAACCGAAATGCAGTAGCTAATAACAATCAGATCGTTGACGGTATCAAGAATGGTGTATTTGAAGCTGTACTTGATGCGTTCAATGCCAGCGGAATCCTTGACAGGGATGATACTGAAAAAGAAGTTACTCTTGAATTTACACTGAAGGCTGACAGCGAAACACTGTACAAGGTAGTTCGCAAGGGCAAAAAGAAATATGATTACCGTTTTGCGGTAACTGAGACAATTTGACAGGGGGTGTCACATGGACAACATTGTAATCAAAGTGGGTGGTGTGACACTACCCAAGGAAGTTTCCAAGTTTAAATGGAAAAAATCAGATGTATCTGCGAAGAATGCAGGAAGAACGCAGGATGTTAAGATGCATAAGAACAGGCTTGCAAAGAAGCGTACCCTGAGCCTTGGTTGGGTAAATCTGACAAAAGAGCAGATACACCAGATTCTTGTTGCATTTGATCCAGAATATATAATGGTAACTTACTGGGATCCTTTAGCTGGTACTGATGTAACAAAAGAGTTTTATACAGGTGATATGGAAGCAAATGTAAAATGGTGGGCGAAAGGTCATGAACGTTATTCCACACTTGATTTTGATGTGATTGAGAGGTAATAAAAATGATTAATGTATCAGCCGCATTCAAAGCAGCATTAGAAAATGATAACAGAAATTTTTCAGGATCCTGTACAATTACATTAGCATCTGGTAAGTCAATCCCCATTGACGACAGCCAACTGTGGGATAATGGTTTTGTAATTAATGATTCTACATCTAGTACGGGCGGTTTTGATATAGGTTCAGCAATAGTTCAGAAGTTCACATTAAGACTGAACAACATGTATGATGATTTTACTGAGTACGATTTTACAGGTGCTGAAATTTCAAATATAAAAGTGTCATTGAGTTTATCTGGTAAGACTGAAGCTGTTTCTAAGGGCGTGTTTACAGTAAATGATACAAGCTATGATGGCGATATCATTACACTGGAATGCTTGGACAACATGCATAAATTTGATGTTAATTACAGCAAGAGTAATCTTACATATCCTGCAACGCTATTACAGATTGTACAGGATGCATGTAGGTGCTGCGGTGTGACTTTAGCAACAGATTCTCTACAGTTTGAGTATTACAATTATGTGATTCAGAAAAAACCAGATGATAACACTATGACATTCCGTGATGTTTTGACGTGGGTTGGCCAGATTTCAGGGCATTTTTGGAAATGTAATAAAAGTGGTCAGTTATCAGCTGGTTGGTATAATATGTCTGACTTGTCGGCAGGTACAAATATACATACCTTACAGACAAATGTTGTCACGGATGTAAACGTTGACATGGATGATGTTGTAATTACATGTGTAAGAATCGTAACTGAAGATGAAAATTCTAATCAGGTAACTTTTCAGTCTGGCTCAGATGGGTATGCAGTTGTTATCGACAGCAATAAATTTATCAATAAGGATAATGCAGCTGAAATTGCGTCAATGGTTGGTGGACGTGTTGTTGGATTGAGGTTCAGGCCAATGACTGTCAGTTCATTGCAAGACCCTACGATTGAAGCAGGGGACGGGGCAATAGTATATGACCGTAAATTAAAGTCATATAAGACTTTTTTTACAAACGTTGTATTTTCTATTGATGCAGATAATCAAATGTCAAATGACGCAGAATCAGCACTGCGTAACAGTGCCGAAAGATTTTCAGAAGCATCAAAGATTTATCAGGATCTGAAAAAACATTTAAGCAAGAATAAAACTGAATGGGAAAAGGCAATGGAAGAACTGGAAAAGGCAATGAAAGAACAGGCAGGTCTTTATCCGGTTATCAAAACACTAGAAGATGGAAGCAAGGTGTATTATATGTGTGACCATCCGACGTTAGAAGAATCAAAAGTTGTGTTTGAACTTAATGGAAAAGGTTGGGCGGTAAGTACAAACGGTGGAAAAACATGGAACGCAGGTTTACTTGTGGATGGTACCATGATAACAAAGATTTTGAACAGTATTGGAATTAATGCGGATTGGATCAATACCGGGGCTTTTACCGTCCTTGATTCTGATGGAAATATCATGTTTAAAGCTGACACTGCAACCGGGCGTGTGGATATTGTAGCAAATTCTTTTCAATTGAGGGGGAAAACTCTTGAAGAGATAGCGAAAGAATCAACAAAGAATTATGTTGATGCAGTTGTTGGGGATAAGATAAAGGATATAAACACACAGTATTTTGATTCCTATGACCCTACGC